CTGGCAATAAGAAGTAATACTCTCTTCATGAATCAATCCTCAGTGAGTTTAGCGAAGTAAGAGAGGTCAGGATCTTCCTCTTCTTTCATTGATTCTACACTACTTCCGAACCCAGCACGAAACGATGAGGTCGGTTCGCTAGGTGTCTCTGCGACGTTGAACACTGGATCCTGCTCTTCCTCTTCCTGCACACGGGCAGTGCGAGTCTTACCAAGTACCAGATTCAGACGTGCTTCAAGGTCAGTGTAGGACTTGAAGTTCTTCTGAGCAGTGAAGTCAGCAAGGGAATACTGACTGTTGTAGATCTCTTCCAGACGATCGTCTTCAAAGTCTCCGAGTGTAGATGCAGAAGCAAACTCAGAGCGATCATAGTTCCAGTAACCATCTTGCTTGACGATCTTCAACTTGAAGTCAGCACCCTTCCAGAAGTCGAAAGGATTGATGGGTGTCTCGTCTTGGAACTGGGGCTTCATTGCCTCAACAATCTTGTCGTGGATCTTCTTACCATACTTGTAGAGGAAGACACGACCTTCGTTCTCAGGATGCAAAGGATCCTTGACAACAAAGATGTTGGAGTAGTAAGAGAGTTTACGCTTCTGCTTACGTGCAATCTCCTTGTCACTATCAAGACCACTGTTCCACAGTGTGCGATTCAGATCACCCACAGGATCTTTCTGATTCAAAGTAGTGAGAGAGTTCTCAATATACCAACCACCAGGACCTTGGAATGCATGGGACCAGATCTGTGCCCATGGCAGGTCCTCACCTGTGGGTTCAGGCAGGAAACGAATGACAGCATAACCGTTACCTGCTTTGTCAACCTCAGGTTTCCAAAGACGTTCGTCAGGACCATTACCTCCTGAACCTTTGCTCATCTTGTCCAGTTCTTTTGTCAATGCAGCGATGGACCCGCTGGACTTTTTGAGAGATGAAAATGACATCGTATTCTCCGTATTGTGTTTGTATTGTGTTGGGTCTTACGTGCGAACCAGTCTCCCAGTCCCGTCTGCCCAACGAATGTATAGTATCAGTCTGTGGGGTGGGTGTCAACCCCCTTCCTGCAATTGCTTTTTCCAACCCAGGAGTTTGTCTTCCATGACTTGGAGGATCTGTAAGAGGTTGCTCTCGCCATTGGTGTAGAGATTAGACACGGTGTCGATGCGTTCCTTCATCTCTTGCACCTCGGTCTGCTCGTCACCATCTTCCTCTACATAATTTGCCATCATTTCTAGGCGTGAGTAGAATACTTTCTGCTTAGCAATGAGTTCTAATGTTTTATTGATGTGATTAATCTTCGCGTCATCATCAAATTCCCCAAACTCTTGCGACATTTTGAGGAGTTCTGTGTATGAAGTTTGTAGATCATTCAGTTCTTCTTGAACGATTTCAGATTTAAAAAAGTCTTCGGTCATAGTTTTACTCCTGCGAGATCTCGGATCGATCCCACTACTCTTGTGTATAGGTGAAGTGTTCCCTCTTGTTCACATTTAAGATGCCACCTTGACATAGTAAGGACTGCATCATAGGTACCACCTGTCAAGAAATCCTTTCCTGTGGATTTCAGGATAGATGTGAACAAACCATACCTTGTTTCTTTTATACGAAACGCATCATCGATCCACTCATAGGGGGAGGACTCCCCTGCTGGTTCGTTTGATGCAGTTGAGGTGTTGTGCATTTGCTTTGATCTTGTCTTTAAGTGGTTTACTAATTAGTTTGCTTACCATTTCAAACTCAATCTCATACTCTTCACAGACAGTAGCGACTGCTTCGATGTAATTGATGAGTCCATTGTTGTTTTGTACTGTGTGTTCCACCAGAGCACTGAACTTGTTCTGAGTCATAAAGTTTTCTTCGAGTTCTTTCATCTATTGATACCCTCCTGAAAATAACGGTATTCTTTGATCCATTTGCAGAGTGTATCAATATACGGTATCTTATCATACTTCTCGACCACTTGCATCTCTCCATTCTCTGCGACAGAGAGGGTCACAAGTTTCTTCACTTCACAACCAGTCAACTCCCAATACATGTAAGCATACGCTGCTTCCTGTACGAAATACTTTTTAAGAAATGCTTCTTTCTTTAAAGTACCTGTTGTTTTGAAGTCAATGATTGCTAACTCGCCATCAAACTCAGCAATGCAGTCAACACGACCAGCAATGCATAGATCAGTAGAATACAAAGGGGCTTCAATAATATGAAGATTGTCGATACGATCAAGAGTCTCACGAGCAAACCCAAAAAGGTACGAGGCAAGACCTTCGCTTTTCTTAACTTTTTCAACGTTACCTTTAAGGTAGTCTTCCACGATGCCATGATACTTGGTACCTCTCCATGATGATGTGCGTCTGATCTTTTCTGCTTCTGTGTACCCTACTCTCTGCTCCCACTTACGGATGCCTTCGATAGATTGATGACCTACGACAGTGGTGACAGATGGATACCAGTTACCATTAGGTGCTTTATAGAAGCGACCCTTCTCACTTGTCCTGCTTTCGAGTTCATTAATCTCACCAGCAGGACCTACATAATTAAATGTTTTCATTAACTAAATCCAAGGTTGATTTTACTGACCAGGTACTCACGGACGAGACCAGATCGTACAATATCTTCAATCCCAAACTCAACACATTCAAATGATGGCATGGTCTGTAAGATCTTCATGAAGTCTAGCACACCTGTGCGCTCATTAGATTTAAGCAAGTCCGATTGGGTGTAGTCACCAGAGAAAATAATCTTAGCGTCTTGTCCCACACGGGTGATGATTGAATCCAGTTCATGGAAGTTCAAGTTAGAGAACTCATCTACGATGATGATACACTGATCCAGTGTCACACCACGAATGAATGATGTAGACCAGAATGATACAGTCTCTTGTGCTCTAAGATTATCGTAGAGCATCTCGAACTGATTGTCATCTGGCATGGTGAACATGTACTTGACCATGTTCTTGTAAGGAATCTGATACAGATTACTCTTGTCTTCATGGTCACCAGGTAAGAAACCAATCTCTCTCGTAGGCACCAGTGATCGGACCATATAGATCTTCTCGTATGGTGTCTCAGGATCCAACACCTGCTGCATGGCAAGGTAAAGACTAATGAAAGTTTTACCTGTACCAGCAGCACCGTGCAGAACTAAGTTCTTACCCTCAGCGTAGGATTCAAACACTTTCTCCTGATTCTCAGTGAGAGGTTCAATAGTTTTCAGATGATCTAGATTGATTGGTTTCTTCCTACGCATCTGCTTTGCAGTCAGATTTGTGTTAGGAGTCTTACGCTTACGGGCAGCAGGCATATCAGGTATAACGTGAAAGGTTTGCTCGGGGGTGTTCGGATTGGATCTTAGACATTACTTCTTTGAATCCATCGGATTGTTTGGGTTTACCATAGGTAGTGCCAGCGATTCCCGCTTGCCAGTCCTTGTCCCAGTCAGGGTTATCTTTTCTCCATTGATCATATGCTTTCATAGTCATGGAGAACTCTTGTTTCTCACCTGTGTTCTTATTTATTACGTTATATGTAGGCATTAGTTTTGAGGTAGAGGTGTAGTTGTGATCACCGTGGCTGAGGGTTTGGATGCTTCAAAGATCTTCCTGGCCTCAGATGCACAGGCACCCTGGACTTTTTCTTTGAGTCTTTTGTTACCAGTAGTAGGCAACTTGTACGTAATCTGATAGGGATACTGTTTCATAATCATTAGTCAATCTTTAAACAAGGTTGGAGGTTCTCTTCATAGTTATCGCACTCGCAATCGGTCTTAGAGACCCACCCAAGCGCCTCTGAGACGATAGGAAACTTGCACTTGAAGTGACGCTTGCAGAGTTCTGCAATCTCCATGTGCTCCTTCTGAGTACCGTTAGAGGTACGCAGATTTATGTAATGGATCCATGACCTGAGATTTCCTGTCATGTAAAGTTTGGTCCCAACAGCGAGGGGAAGCACAAAACGAGCACACTCCTTTGCAATACCATCATCAAGCATACTTTGATACAGTTCCATACCATGCTTGAAGTGATCCTGCATGAGGATCTCATACTTCTGAACCAAGAATGGATCTACATCATCAATACTATTCTGACGATTCTTATCATCCTGACGACGCAACTCAGGCAAGGCAATCTTAGTACCTAGTGCAGACGAGTCGGCATACCGTTGTGAAAACTCTTGGAAGCAGAATGAACGGTGCCTCAGGATCTGAGCGCCCAGACCACGAGTCGTTTCAATTTGCAGAGTCATTGATGCTTGCTCGAACACAGACCAGTGTCCATGCTGAATACAATACTTCAATAGTCCAGCAACCTTAGGGTTACCCTGGTTGTTAGGATTACTTACTCGTGCAATGTATCCAATAGTTTTCTCTGCATCAGGAGTTGCAGAGATAAAGCATACTTGTGGTTTCATTTAAATAATACTCGCGCTAAAATATACAGACCGACAGACTTGACGTAACCGATAACAGGTAGTCCAAACAATGCAGGCATCGTTACATTCCATGCTACCCAAATTAAGAAGGGAGCAAAGATGATACCAGTGATAGCAGTAAGAGTTACGATAGCAAGGTGCTTTGACTCCTCACTCTCCTGCTCAGGTTCTTTGTTACGATCCAACTCAAATGTATACATGGACTTACTCATTTCTTTGGTTTCTTAGGAGGTGTTGCCTGCTGAGCACCCCATAGTTTTGGATTTGCTCTGCCTTCGGTTTGTGTGATGGTCACAAAGTCTTTCTTGTGCTTGTCATAGTAATGATCAAACATTTCTGAGACTTTATTACCGACTGCAATATCATAGTGACTGATGTCATCCACCAGGTACTCGATAATGTATGCAGTATAGGGTAAACTCTTGTCTAATGCAAGAGATGGATCACAGTCTTCATGTAAGATTTTCAAGAGCGACCACCCCACTGGATCTCAGGGAATGCTTCTTGCACACATGCCTTAGTGACTTTGAAACGTTTGCCAAGGATCTTATCTTTTGCTTTGATAAGTACCTCTGCCTCATCAGGATGCAATCCTTCTAGCATTTGAATGAACATCCTCTCACGACGGATGGCAGGAACATCAGATCCACCCTTGAAGAAGTGATGCAGCAATCGTGATTCATGAATCAGATTAGTGTGCTCAGTACCAACAGGTGCCTCATTCTTATTGAATGGTGGTACACCTTCTGGCATGAGAGACACAATGGAATCATCATAGTTGATGATCAAGATCATACGCAACGCTGGTGAATTGTTTTCTTGCAGGATCTGAATCTTTTCTGCCTTAGTCTTAGCGTTGTGTGCCTTTTGTAGGATCTCAGAGATAAGTAATTTCATTTCAAAAATCAGTAATGTGGTCTAGCATTTCGTTCAACTCATGTCTACCAAAGTAAACATACATCTGACCCCTACTCGGAGTCGGAACAGTCTCAAACGTATTTATGATGTTGGCGTTAACCTCCTCAGGTATGTAGTCGAAGTCAATTAGTTTACGATTGCGTTCGTAGTTCAGAGATGTAACCTCATCACAGAACTGTTCGGGTGCTAACTCAACCCACTTAGCAAGTTTGACTTTGGATAGTGGACGTTGCCTCTTACCAGCAACAAAGGTGTCATCATCAGATAGGTAGTTAGGAATACCATCACCCCGATCACCCTTGATAATATGTTCAAGGAGATACTTCTTGGGGTCTAGACATTCAACAAACTTTTTCTGTACAGGATTGAACTGATCAACAAACTTATACCGTTGCAGTTGTTGAAAGTCTTTATCTCCACTGAGGATGAGTACCTTCTGTGGTGGTTGCATACTGTTCTGCAACCTAATGTTTCTGTGTGCTTGGTCTTTTACAAGTGTCGCGATGACATCATCTGCCTCGGCACCATCAACTTCAATAACTTTGTAGGGAAGAAACTCTCGGATCTCATCACGGATGTGATTAAGAACCTCAAAGATCTCATTCCAATCGAGAGCGGACTTCTCTCTGTCCCTCTTACGAGTACCTTTGTAGTAAGAGAACTCTTTACGACGCCAGTAGTGCTTACTGTCATAGCAAAGAACAAGTTCGCCATAGGTTTTAGTGAACTTATTACGATAGAACCGTAAAGAATTCAAGACCATATGGCGAACTAGTCGTTCACTTACTTTGGAATCTGTACTTGTGAGGGACACCATCAGGTTGCTGATGCAAACCTGATTCATATCAACAAGGATCATTAGACCTCAATCGTCTTCATCATACATCATATCATCTTCCTCGTGGAAGCGCAAGTAGTAGAGAGGCTGGTCTGATAACTGTCCATCCTCATCATACATCTCAGGATGCATAACGATCTTAGCATACTCTGCTTGGTCAGACCAAGTGTCAAAGACGTGCTTCAAGTTCCATGATACAAGGAAACCCAATGCAAAACTTCCGACCGTTAGGAAGAAAGCGATGTAAAGAAATGATGCATCTGCCATGGTCGTTCTCCCTAGGTAACATTATTTAGTCTTGTTCTTCTTGATCTTACTTCCCAGTTTACGACCTGGTTTTCGCTCTGCATGGTACCTCCATGCATCATCAAGAATACTATACAGATAGTCCTTAATCTTACGTGCTTTTGGTTTAGGAAGATGACCATATGCTTCACGTAGTTGCTTGTCACCTCCCTTGATGTAGTCTTCCAACTCTAACACTGTAAAACTGAGGTTAGCAGCAGTCGTGGACTCGATAAAGACATTAGTCTGTCGCCTAGTCCACTGGTTTGATTGTAAGTAGGGATACATTTTGAATACAAACTTGTTCTCCGTCATAGCAAGGTCGATAGACCTCTCTATGATTTCATAAAGTTCATAGTCACTGATGTCGTTCATTAGATTAGATTGTTTTCACGAAGGTATTTAATCGCTTCGGTACATCCACCGATGCGTGAACCCTGGATCAGAACCTGTGGGAAGGTAGCACCTTGTCCGAACTCAGATTTGAATTGAGTGCGAGTGAAGTTCTGGTCAAGTACCTGTTCAGTATACGACCACCCACGCATCTTGTAAACCTCTTTGATCTTGGTGCAGTAAGGACACCCAGGTCTCGTGTAGATTACTGTACCACCAGGAGAATTTGCCATGATAATTATGAATAAAGATTAAAAAAGGGGAGCATTGCTCCCCTGTATATATGTTTTCCTTTATCTGAAAGATCAGAAGGAATACTTCACACCCAACTTAGTTCCGTAGCCACGGTCGATGTTGTCATCGCCACTGCCGACGAAGGAGACTTCACCATAAGCACCGAGGGACTCGGTAAGTGCCAGACCCACGCCTGCCTTGCCAGAAGGAACGGTGTCACTCTCAGCGCCGTCAGGAGAGACAACGGTAGCGCCGCCCTGGACGTAGTACGAAGCGTTCTCACCAAGAGCGCCTTCATAACCTACGTGAAGGTCAGTAGCGGTTCCGTTGTACGAAGAACCAGTGAAACCTGAGTTGGCTTCCACGTTAACGTAGGGTCCTGCGAAAGCAGCACCAGCGGAGAGAGAAAGGGCAGCGGTTGCTGCGAATGCGGATTTGATCATGTGTTTTAATACCTATTTTACTTGTGGAGTTGAACCCACAGATGATAGCAGACTCGACGGGTCTGCGTTTGTTACAGACTGTTAAGCACAGTCCGCTTTATTTATAATACCACACTATTGAAAACTGTTTCCCTTGTGCCAGTTTGGTTAGAGGAACAACACAACCGTGTGGATTACCTAGAAAGTATAGCAGGTTCTCCAACCTCTGTCAACCCTCAGTCCTTACCAATAGCATTTCGGATCGTCTGGATCTGCTCCTCAGTGGGCACCTGGTTGATCTCGACAGGTTCTGTGGGCATGTCAGGCATCACCTCTTTGAGTTCTTCGAGTGCCAATGGAATATTTTCTAGACTGTCAGTGGATTGTTCAAGGCGATCCATCTCACCCATCCACCCATAGTGATACTTCTTCCACTGTTTAAGCATCTTCTTACGACCCGTAGGATCATCAGGATACTTACGTAGAATCTTTTGTAGTCCTGTGAGTTTCTTAACACCATCGACAATGGATCGATCAGTATTCCTCTCACTAAATCCTTTACTCATTCAACTTCCTCAATTTCAATTTTAAATCTGATACGTTTTAGTTTACGGTCGGTCTGACACACGAACCATAGATTGGAGTCTCTGTTATGGGACTCCTGATAGATAACTTCCTTAGGAGCATAGGTATTCTCATACCTATCTGATATATCGTTACCAATAGTTGCACTATTGATTCTATCAGGAAGGTCTATGTTTGTGTTCTTATCCCTAGGATAGAATGGCGTAGGGTTACCTACATCATTAGCATCACCATAGGTATCCTTCTGCTTCTGAATTGGAGGCCAAGTCAGATCAAAAGATTGCCCTGCTGAATATGATGTACCTCTATCTAGTAGATCAAACAACTCAACACCAACTCCCCAGTAGATAGCGTTACCAAATCTAGGTTCTGATGAGTCAGAATCATTTGACTTTGAAGTGTAAGGCCAGAAAGCAATACGAACTTTACCTGCTGGTCGATTGACACTGCCATCCTGGAATGATTCCTCGGAATCAAATTCACCTAAGACATAATCATGCATAAAGGACATCTTACTATACTGCCCATTGCTTGATACTGCAACCCCCCTAGGATAGTTAGACTGAGTACCAGAATCAGTGATACCTTTTGCATAGTAGTCATCAAAGTCTTCGACTGCTTCTAAGAATAGATCATCAGTGATACCAGAGTTAGCAAACCACCCCACGAATCCATGAGTGTTAGACATGTGAGCATACCTACTCAGGTCACCTCTCACATTCTCTGCTGGTTTACATAGGAACCCTCTACCATGCTCGAACAGATTGTTGTAGAAGATACCACGGTTATCAGAAACGATAGGTGAGTCAACGAATGCTCCTTTACTATCGATGTTACTACTCATGATATGTCCTCTACGATTTCTGGTACCACCTTCATAGAATCCTGCTTGACCACCTGATCCTGATTCGTACCACTCTTCACCGTGATAGTACACATCATTCCAGTCAACGTCCTGACCATTAGAACCATTGGTATTAAGTTGACCGTTGTCCCAGACAGTAACTTTCTTTGACCATGCCTTATTCTGCTGATCCCAGAGACGAATACTCATCCGTTTGATACGACCATTGTTATCTGTTCTAGGAGTCTCAGAGGTAACCTCAGATCGTCTCTCTACCTCACCAGTAGCAGGTGAAGTTCCTAGATCCATGTTCCATGGTTTTTCAAATACCTGGTCATCACGATCGAAGATAGCGAATCCTAATGAGGCAAGACCAGACCGTGGTCCTCTTTGAATGGCAACAATCTGGAACTTAATCTCGTCACCCTTTGATACAGAGAATTCACCCAGAGTAGAACCAACAATTGGCCAGTCACCAACCAGTATAGAATCTTCAATGATAGTAGTACCATTCTTTTGCAGTCGGTACTTAAACCTCATGTCCTCAATCTCTGGTGATCTAATAATACTACCAAATGCTTTCAGAGATAGGTTAGCACTACGTTGTGCCGTAACCCTTTGAATTCTTCTAGTGCTCTGAGTATACTCACCACTACATTTACCTGTCAAGGATTGTGTGTTAGTAGTATTACTATTAGGTGGTGTCCTAGGACCACACTCAGAACGCATAAGCATTCCATCACGGAAGATCTTATTGAACAATGGATCCTGACAGTTCTCTCGGACTGTGATAGGGATCATGATCGGTGGTGGTGCGTCTTCACCAAAGACATAACATGCAATGCCTTCATACAACCACTCACTACCAACCCATCCAACACGATAGGAGACCTTGAAGTCATTGTAATCTTCATCACTATCTGGTCCATGAAGATCTTCCCACCACTGCTCATGGTTTCCATGATACTTAACCTTGTTCCTCTTATCAGGATTCATGAGGTGGTTGGTGAAGAACACCCAGTTGTTCTCAACTGATGCACTGTTCTGATATGCATTCCCACTGGAACTGAA